GTCCCGCAAGCCTGCGGATGTCAAAAATTTCAGCAGTTTTTTCTTCACTGCTAAAAGATTGTGCCTGTTTTTTATCGCCTGTCATTTCTTTGCCTTCTATTAATGTTTTCTTAGCAGGTGCACCACCGTTCATTACTGATGGGATGTACTTGTCATAAGCTGTACGTAGTTTGTCTGTCTGAACTGACTCGAGTAATTCTTTCATTACTACACGCTTGTCTCCACTCAATGGTCCGAGCAATTCGCTCATAACTTCTTTGCGGTTCATTGCGTCTTGTGCAATACGTAGTTCTTGTTCACGACTTTCTACTAATTTTTGTGTTTCTGCAACAATTTTTGCTGCTTCTTCGAGTTCTTGCTCTTTTGTAGCAACTACTCTTAGAAGTTTTGCTGTTTCGCTTTTCTCATTGAGATGGCTTGCAGCATATTCACTTGCGAAGCTTTCAAAAATTCTGCGACCAAAATCATTTCTGCGGGCAGCATCGATATCGTCACGCAATTGTACCATTTCAGATTTTAGTCCTTTAGAGACTGTTTCTTGAATGATAGCTGATGAGCGAGCAATAAAATCTTTCTTAACTTGTTCAAACTTAGCTTTGCTTTCGCGAACTAGTTTAACTTTTGTTTCAGCTAAGTCTTTCTTATCTGAGTGGAATTCTGCGATTTCTTTCGCTAGTGCATCCACGATAAAAGATTCTAATTTACCAACGTTGTTAGCAACTGCTTTACGATCTTCGTGTAGTTCTGCAAGTTCTTTGCGCAAATTATTCAATACAAATGCTTCCATTGCTGTAGCATCTTCTTTCATTTTTTGTGCATACTTGGCACGAGCTTCGATAAGTCCTTGACGGTCTTCTGCTAGCTCTGATAGCTCTGCCTGTAGGCGGTCTGCTAACATTGCTTCTACAGCTTCAACCATTGCGGATTTGTCGTGCTCGTACTTTTGTGCAAATTCTTCACGTAGTGTAGCAGTGACTTGGTCACGGTTTTCTTGAATTCTGCTTTGCCAAGCGGTTTCAATTTCCGATTTAAGTTCTTCGGAAATCACATTGTTTTCAAACAACTGTTTAACGAAATCTAGCATGTGATTCTCCTACTGTTATCTGAGACCTCTGATGATTCTCACCAGACTCTCTGCTATGTATTTCTGTGCCTTTGGGTCGCCTTTGACTTCTTGTGCTATTTTAAATGCCTGGTTTCCACCTAATGTGTTCATTAAATGTTCGTAAACTGGAGTTGGGTAAGCTCCCGGGGCGCTAGGTTGTGCTACAATATCAACCGTGATAATTTCAAAACCTTGAACATTACCACTGCCATCTACTTCACCGGAACCTCTACTCGATACACCCAACTTGACTCCCGACTGCAACATGGTCTGTACTAATTGACCCATCGGAGTTGGGATGATTTTAAGTTTTCCGTAGCCGTTAGGACCATCCATCCACATCTTGGTAATCATATGACTAACTCGATCTAGATTGATTTTTAAATCCTGAGGATGATCTAACTCTCCGCAAACTGAATATCCGCCAGAGATCTGCTCGTTAAGCGTTTTGACAGCCTTGCCAATCTCAAAGGAAGAATAAATTCGCTGGTTCTGATTACGGATATCTCCTTGAATACAGATACCGTTCAGATGCAGCGATTTTGTTTCGCCCTCACCTTCGCTCTCCAAGACAATCTTAGCCTGGTCAAAACTCAATTGTTCGCTGAGATTAGTTTTCACCATTGCGTCCTATTATCTACGACCACGGAAAAGACTTGCTTTGTCAACTGAACCGGAAGAACCACCTGCTCCGCTGAATTTACCTTCAGCTTCGCCTTTCTTCTCTGCACCATGGCCTGGCTCTTTCGTTGAGAAAGCACCACCTGCCTTGCCGCCTGGAACGTTGATGTTGCCTGCATTATCTTCTTTTGGTGTGCCTTTGAATAGGCTTGATCCGCCTAATTGGCCGCCACCTGCACCTGCATACTTAGGTGCTTCTTCTTTGCTGCCTAGAATGTTAGCAGTTGTACCGCCCATGTCATTCTTACCAGCAACGATAGACTTGGTATTTACATTTGGCTTGTCGCTTAGTGAACCTGTACCGCTGAATTGACCTTCACCTTGGCCTTTCTTTTCTGCGCCATGACCACCTGGAACTTTTTCTACGTACTCACGTACTGTTTCTAGATCAAAATCATCTTTCATTTCATTAGGTGCGTCCATTTTGCCACCTTCTTCGCCACCGCCTAGTGCATCAAAACGTGCTTGTAGTTCGTCTACAATGCTGTCTAGGTCTTGGAATAATTCTTCTTCGCTGTTTGCACTTAGGTCGTCGTCTTCTTCAGGACCCATTTCGCCTGCTAGGTCATCGCCCATATCGCCGGCTGGTCCGCCTGTTTCATCATCGCCTTCGTAGGCAATGTCTTCAAATTCTTCGTCCAAATCGTTCTCTTCATCAACTTCTGATTCTTCTTTAACTTCTGGATCATTTGGATTTTCTTTCTCTTCATCATCGCTCATTTCAGTTTCGATGAGATTTTCATAAATTTCGCGAGATTTTCCAACTACGTACTCGTGGAATAATTCTTCTGCTTTTGCTTGATCGTCGTTGACCAAACGTTCGAGCATCTGCTCAAGTAGGGATTTTTCTGCCATAATATATTCTCCTTAAGATGGTTAGGCTGTAAGTTTATTTAACACTCTGTTTATAAATCAGGGTTAAATGGTAGCTTTTTGATGATTTTCTGTTGTATAAGTACAATCGGGAAATTTTTTACCAAACTCTTCGTAGGTAATATGTTTGATATTTTTTAATTGAACGCTCAATTGATCTGGAATAAAATCTCCAGGATTGATCACCCTATAATACTGAGTGTTTTTAAAATCTTTAATTGTTCTTTCAGTTTGACTTAACCAATTACCATGAAATGTTGCAGCGTCATTACTCTTTTTGTAATTATAAGTATCTGCGTAAACATTGTTAAATTTTCCCTGTAAGCCTTGATAATCGAATCCAAAGATATAGATGTCTTTGTGTCCTTTTTCTGATGCAAACCATAATGCTGTAGGACCCGAGCTCCATCCTTTGTGAGGATGAAACAGGTTTAATCCGTGCTTGCTACTAATACCTTTATTTGGATTAGTCCAAACTGAATGCGTTTTATGATATCCTGATGCTATAATTTCATTCACCATTTTAACATCAACAGCTATTAAATGATGGGGTTCAAACTCTCTGTAGACAGCATTGCAGGCATATACTATGCCTTTATCTAACAAATTTTTATGGTTTAATTGTAGTCTGCTTGTACCGTTTCCTAGCACAAATGCAACATTACTCTGCTGGTTGTTCTGCTTCACCTGCTGGCGCTCCGTACATCTGTCTAACAAATTCTAATTCAGAATCACGTTCGTATTCGTGTGCTTCTGCTTGCATACGCAGTCTGTTAATTTGTCTTAGTGTAAGGCGAGTTTTTCTAGTATCGCTTCTTTTAAGAACTGAACTGTCTTTGTTATTTTCATAACGACGATCAACTGCAAAGTCGTTATTGTTGTCGTTAAAATAAAGGAATTCTAATAAGAGCATATGATATTTATCATTGAGCTGGTTGTTCGGCAGGTGCTGCTTCGCCTTCTACACCGGCATCTGCTGGTGCTTCTTCCGGTGCTTCTGCTGTTTGTCCTGCCATATCTGTCTGTGTTCCTGAAGGAGTAATGCCTACTGAACGCATCTGTCCTGCAGCATCTAACACAGGTTTTAGATTTCCACCTTGTTCTTCTCTCCACAGCTTTTCGTTTTCTGTAATCTCTTCTTGTGTCATGCCTAAGAAGCGTTTCATTGCAAATCGCTTGCTAAGATGAGGAATTTCTTGTAATTGTGCAAATGTAGCTGCACGAGCAGTATCTAGTTCACTCTGTCGATAGGCTGCGAAATTCTGAGGAGGATTGAATTTTAATTCAAATAAACTAGGATCAATGTTGACTCCGTTATTCTCTAACCACATTTTAAATTCTAAGTCAAATGTTTCAATAATCATTGACTGTAGGCGCTCGCAGTATTTGTTAAATCGTAGTTCTTGAATGTAGGCTGTTCCTACTTTTCCGTCGGCAACAGTGTTGCTGGCTTCTTCAACACCTGTAGGCAAGTAAGCACTTGGTATTCTTAAAGCACGGAATAATTTATTAGTAAAAAAGCGTAAATCTGTAATTTCACCAAGATTTGTACCGCCTGCAAGTGTGTCAACTTTTGATCCACGACCTTCTGCTGTCTGTGGAAAGAAGTAGTCTTCTGAAGCACTTAGAGGATTGTAGCTGGCATCAATAACATTATTGCCGCCACCTGTTGAGCTAGGAATACGTCTTTGTTGAATTTCGTTTTTGACACGTTCAACGAAGCTCATGGCCATGTGTGCTGGCATATTTCCAACGTCAATATAGAATATTCGTCTTTCAGGAGCACGTTGAACACGATAGATAATGATCGCATCTTCGAGTAGTTCTTTCTGCTTGTAGACTTTGAATACTGATTCTAGTAGTGAATTACCAAAAGGATAGTTAGTATCAATACCTTCACTTAGACTGATATGCACTACATTTTTTGCGTCAACAGTGACTTCATTTGTTTGATTGTGGAAACGTGTGCCCGGAGGCTGACTAGCAGAGCCAACCATACCTCTTCCCATACTTCCTCCACTGGTATATGAACTGGTACCACTAGGTGCAGTATTTGTAGTTCCGTGGGGAGTGACTGCAATTAAATCTTTAAAGTTAAAATTAATGTCCCTAATAACATACTGCTCAGGAATTTTACCTTCGCTTTCGTTTACAATAATTTTTGATACTTTGGCTGCATCAACGAACAACCATTTTTTGGTTTCAGGGTCGCGTATAAAAAATACATCGCCATACTTAAAAGCATTTCTAACAATACGGAAAATTCTAGTTTCGAATTGTTGTTGTTTGGTCCATTTTTGTAGACTTTCTTTGATTAGCTTAACTTCGGTGGAAGTAGGTTGGCCGCGAAAGAATGTTTGGAATGGAGTTGCATTTTCTTTATCTTTTTGAGTGCAGAACTCAGCAAGGATGTCTAGGGCAGCGTTAACTTCTGAATCCATATCCATGGTGTCATACTGCATATAACGTTCAACACGATTAGGAGTACCTGCATAAACGTCTGGCAAATAGCTAGAATAATTTGCTCGAGCTGGACCAGGGCGGCCGCCACCTGAAAGCGGACTGGACGACCCCATTTGATTTCTAACATCAACTGGTGTGAAATATTTTTTCCAACTCATTTATAATATCCTATTATCATGCTCCATAGCTAAACATGTCGTTGCTTAGACCCCGTGTAGCACTTAATTGGCTTTCGCCTACATCTTTTAACTTTTGATTAATTGCAATCAATTGATCCATCTTAGTATTTAAGCTCGCAAGCAATGATTCAGGAGTTTCTTGGCGGGCACCTGCTACAGCAGTTTGGGGACGGTCAGTCCTTCTTGGATCGTTTGCAGCCGCTGCTGCTCTAGCAGCATCTGCGGCAGCTTGAGGATTTCGTTGAGCTTCAGCTTCACCGCTTGCTACAGCTGACTGTACTGCTGCGGTAGTAGGAACTGAGGATCCTGGGGTATTACCTGTAGCTGTTGGAGCACCGCCTGTTTTTAACAAGCCCATAATGTCTTGTTGTTCTTTTCCAAATCTGTTTACTACACCGGCTTGTACGTTAGCAGTGCTGCCGCCAAAATGTTTTTTGCCGCCGTCGGCTCCTCTTTCCGCATACACAGCTTTTACCAGTTGTTCATCGGTCATGCCTGGTTTAAACACGCCGTTAAAGATTTTCATCGCTCCGCCAGGACCATGCTGAACTGCGGTACTAAACAACATCTCTTGAAGAGCACGACTGCCGTTAATTCTTGATTGTAGACTTTGATCGCTTAAACCTTTTAGAGCCTGTTTATAACCTTGTCCTAACCACTCATTTTCGCTATCGCCTAATGCACCACTAGCGACTACTTCTTTCCATGCGTCAACTGCTTTTCCGCTAGTACTGCCTGTATCTTTTTCTATTCCTGCCTCACGTAATTTTTTAGCAACATCACCTTTGCCAGTTTTGTCGAGGAACTTAAGAAAATCTGTCATTGCTCCTGCTTTAGATGAAATTTGTTTTTTACCGTAGCTAGTACCACCTACTTTATCCCATCCAACAGTTCCGCTGCCTCGACCACCCGATTCATATTTCTCTGCTACAGCTCCTAAACCTGTACCAATCGCAGATGAAGATGCCCCACCACCTCCAACTGCCGATGCTCCAGGTTGATTAGTTGCTCCAGCAGTTTCACCTTTTTGCCTACGTACCATACTATCAAACATTTTTTGAGGATTTGACAGATCAATACCAGGAACGCCACTAGGTCCAGCAGCGGCAGCTTTAGCTGCTGCTACTTCTGCTTCTTTAGCGGCAGCAACTTTGTTGGCTGCTTCAACTTCTTTTTCTTTTGCTCTTGCCGCTGCCCTACCAGCTACTGTTTCTTTTTCTTTAACTTCTGTTGCTTCAGTAGTTGCTGTTTTTGCATCTGTTTGAACTTCTTCTACACCTCTAGCTGTTCGATTTTCGGCACGTTTTGCATCTCTAACTAGTTCTCGTTGTTTTAAATCTTTTCTTTCTGCAGCGATACTTTCACGACGAGCTTTTGCTTCATCCTTACTAATACCTCCAAATTTAGGTCCTAAAAATGCCAGTATAGATGTCATTAAATCTTTGAATCCCAATACAAATATATCGTATAGTTTATCGCCAACTGCTTCAAAAATAGTACCTAAGTCCCATCCCGAATTGTATAATGCTTTAAATGCTAGATATAGTGCTCCTACCACAAGAGCAATTTTTGCAAAAGGTCCCAACGCCATAAAGGATGCTACGCCCATTTTGAGTAAATTTCCTGCGGCACTTAATGCATTTACTGCCATAGCTTTTAACGGTGCTAGACTCAGTGTTATACCTAATGTTTGTAATGATTGTTTTAAGGTAGCTAGTGCTATTATACCCTTGTAGGCCAAAAATGATCCAATCAATATGCCACCTGCAACTACTATGTTATCAAAGTTATCTACTACATAACGAAATGCTGGAACTACAACAAGTTCTACAACGTCAACTAGAGTTCGAAATGATTCCATCATTATGTCTAACAATCCGCTGTTAGCTAAAAACTTAGTAAACTCATTGCTTGTTTCTGCAATTTTATTTTTATATGCCTCCATGCTTGCTGGATCTAGCTGCTTGTCTTTTAATTCTTTTTCTTTGGCTGCACGTTCGGCTGCGGTCTTTTGTTGTTCGGCCTGGATCTGGCCCATAGTTTTTTCTCTGGCTGCGGCATCGGCTGCTCCTACAAAAAATCTTTTACTAGCTTCATCACCATGCAATGCCATATTTTCAGCAACACCCGATTTTACAAAAGCCTTTACTTCATTTTGATAGGCAGCATTAAGTTGTTGTGCTTGATTTGCTCCCATTTTACCTGTGGTACGAATCTGCTGATTCAACTGCATCATGTTTCTAGCACTTTGAGGCAAGAATGCCAATGCTTTTTTACCTGCTTCGGATGTAGCTGTACCTGTGGCAATAATTTCTTTCATGCCTTCTTGATGCTCTGCTGGTATAGAGTCCATTAAGGAATGCAAATTTTTCTGGCTTTCGGCATCTAACTTGCTAGCAATCAAACGGAACTGCGCATCTTTCATCCTAGCATTACGCTGATCTTCTAATTCTTTTTTGCTTTGACCTGTTAACTTTGTCAGTGCATCAAGATCTTTTAAGTATGATCCGGTCTGAGCTATCAATTGACTATTGCTCATTCCTTGCAATGCTCCGGTCTTGGCTAACTGGGCTGCATAAGATGCCATACCTTCGTTAATAGCTTCAGTTGAATAGCCTAGTCGATTGAGATCTCCTGCTAATGGAGTTCCTTTAATTTGTTTACCTAGTGCTGCTAATCGTCTTGCACCTGCTTCACTATCACCACCTAACAATGCAAGGTCTTTACCAGTCTTAGCAAGAATTCCACTAAACTGTTCAAATGTTAATCCAGCACCAGTTGCTGCATCCATCATCTCAGTCATGCTGCCGCCAAAGTTTGCACCGACACTGGCAGATTTCTTAAATGCTTCATAGGTTTTTTCAGCAGCTCCTGCTACCGCACCAAACATAGAACCTAGTACGCCTCCTACAATTGGTATTTGAGTAAACACCTGAGCAGTTGAAGTTAGACTATCTCCAAGATTTGCCAAAGAACTCAACATGCCAGTCATACCAGTAGCCAAACTAGACACCGTTGATCCTAACTGAGACAGTTTGCCCGCAACAAAATTCATTTGATCGAGCTGTTTTTGTTGGGCTTTTAATTTTGCCTCATCTGCCTCCTTGAGTTTTTTATCAATCTCAAGTTGTTTATTATCCGCTTCTAGCTTTTTTTTCTGAGCTTCAGTAAGTTTATCTTGCGCTGCCTGTTGCTTTTTGGCTGCTGCCGCAAGTTTCTTTAATTCTTTTTCAAGTTCTTGTTGTGATTTTGCCTGTGCAGCTTTATCTTTACCAGTATTATTGGCAATAACAGTCATGGCCGCAAGAAGTTGCTTTAGTGTAGCCTCCGTGGCTGCATTGTTTAATTGTATTGGCTGTCCGCCAAAATCACCAGTAACTTCTGCCATTTAGTTTAGACCTTGAAAACTGCGCATATAAATATACGACTAGATAAAGTATTTATCGGAGATAAAAATGCCAGATCAAACAATGCCGCAACCTGTTAAAAAACACAATCCACTTGCTAATTATTTTAGGCAACCCAAGTTGTATATGAAACTTCCCAGTCACGGACGCTTCTATCCAGAAGGCTCATTAGATCGCAGCGAGATCGACGAATACCCAGTCTATGCTATGACTGCTAAAGATGAGTTAATGTTTAAAACACCTGATGCTCTAATGAACGGTCAGGCCACTGTGGAAGTTATTCGGAGCTGTGTACCTGCTATTAAAGAACCGTGGCTAATGCCTAGTCTAGATTTAGATGCAGTACTTATTGCCATTCGAATTGCCACTTACGGCGAGCAAATGGATATTAATTCTAGCTGTCCAGAATGTAAACACTTTAACGAGTTTTCAATGAACCTCGTTCAGTATCTTGACGAAATTGCGCAAACTGATTATAATACCGAAGTTAATGTACCTCCATTGAGCGTGCATATTAGACCGTACAGCTACAAAGAAATTAGTAAGGCTGCTATTAAAGGTCTAGAACAACAAAAAATATTCAGTATCGTTAACGACGAAACAATGCCTGATGAGGAAAAAATTGAAAAATTTGGAGAAAGTTTTGTTAAATTAACTCAACTTACTGTAGACGTTGTTGCAGGTTGTATTACAAAAATTATCACTCCCGAAGGTGAAGTTGAAGATCCTGCATTAATTAAAGAGTTTGTAGAGAATGCTCCTAGCGATATTTTCAATTCTATTAATGAACGAGTGCTGACTCTAAAAGAGCAGATGGCATTAAAAGCACAGAACGTAGAATGTACAGAATGTCATCATAAATGGAATGTTGAAGTAACAATGGATCAAACAAATTTTTTCGGCAAAGGATCTTAACACTGCCTCAGGCTGAGATCCTAGAATATGTTAAGTCGTTGGAAAAAGAGGCTGTGGCTATTAAGAAAGATGCACTTAAAATATGTTGGTATATGAGAGGTATGAGTTATGAAGAGGCTATGAATCTCAGCTACGAAGAACGTTCACTTGTTGGAGAAATTATCAAAGACAATTTAGAAACTACTAAGAAAAGCGGATTACCGTTCTTCTAATAAAAAAGGACTCCTAGGAGTCCTTTTTGTTTGTTAACGCTTTCTAAACAAACTGAAACTTTCTGAAACTTTCTCTCTAACTTTAGTTGGCTTTGAAGTTCCCATAATATTTCTACGGTCAGCATCAATCGATTCTTGAGCAGCTGGTGCTGCTGCCTTTGCTTTCATTCCTTTTCTAATTTTACCTAATGTATTCGAACCGTATTCTGCTTGTTTACGAACAGCATTAAGTGCTTGTCCAGGTAATGGTTTACCGGTTTCTTTGTCAAATGTTGGCTCACCAATATTGGTCGCACGTTTGAGTCCTACAGTGGCTACAGGATTTGCAATAACTTTTTCACCGCTTGGTGAAGTTGTGGTTGCTCCAGGTTCAGCAGCTGGTTTAGGATTTGGTTTACCAGTTTTAGTATCGAATCCGTATGGTGCTTCTGCTTTGGCAGCTTCGCGATTCTTTTTCATCTGTGCAGGGCTTGCTACACCAGTTTGTGTGTTGTAGTTTGGTTCATCAGCTGCTGGTGCTGCTGGCTCAGTTGTTGCTGCTGGTGCAGGTTGAGTCGGTGCTGAAGCAGCAGGCGCAGCATTTGGATTACCTGGTTTAGCTTTGTTAGTTTTGCTAGTAGGAGTATTGGCCATTGTATTAGGCTTTGCAGATGCTCCTGCTTTTGCCAATTGTCCTGCCATGTTAGCCATTGCACCACTATCAGCTGGAGCTTCTGCGCCACCTGCTGCCGGTTTTGCAGCAGGAGCCGCTGGCTTAGCGGCAGGAGCAGCACCTACTTCTTTTTGTAATGTTGCTAAAATTCTTTGCTTGCCTTTCTTATCAAGTTTGTCAATATTTGCTTTAACTTGAGCATAGGCGGTACCACCTGCTGCGGGTGCAGGTTCACTTGCCGGAGCTCCGCTTGCTGCCGGTGCCGAAGCTGCTCCACCACTTGCTGCAGGTGTAGTATTACTTGCCGGTGCTGAAGTTGCAGGTGCCGAAGCTGCTCCACTACCTGCTGCCGTTGTTGTCTTAGTTTTTGGAGCTGCTTTAGCTGTAGGAGTTGTTCCAGCTGTTGCTGTATTGTCTGCCGGAGCTGCTCCAGCGTCTGCTGCTGGTTCGTCGCCTGCGCCTGCTACTGTGGCTTTACCTGCCTGAAATCCTTTTTTAACAGCAGACCCTAGACCTGCTACGCCGCCTGCTACTGCGCCAACACCTTTAGCAACAGTACCTGCAACTTTACCGATGCCGGCTCCAATTTTATTTAGAATAGGACCTTCGTCTAATTGGTTGTTTTCTACTAATATTTCTGTAATTTTCATTTTATGAAGTTCCTAATTGTTTTTGTAGATACGCAGTAAGGCGTCGTTTACTTTTTTTATCTAGTTTAGCTAAGTCTGCTTTAACTTGAGCGTATAATGTTGCACCAGCATCCTGAGTTCCTGCACTAGATATTTTTAAAGATTTATACACAGTGTCAATGGCAGTAGTGTCTACTCCTTGACTAGTTAAAAACTTTTTAAGTTCTTCACTGTCAGTAGGTGCACCAGCTTTTTGCCAAGCTGAATTTAATTTGTCAGCGGTGATCTTGGTAGTTAAATTGGTACCAACTGTGCGAGCTTTATCCATTGCTTTGCCAGCAAATCCTTTGATGACATCCATTGGCCCTTCGTTGAGTTGCGATTCAGTAATGCGTTTGAACACTAGATATACTTGTCCTTCACTTAAAGGACGAACTTGTTGTTCTATAGATTCTTTTTTAGTTAGACTGCCCTTGACCCCCGCACCGGCAACCGCACCTTGTGCAGCAGCACCGAGATATTTGGTAGCTTCTTGAGCAGCCTGTGCTGCTTGACTGATCATAGTTCTACTAGCTTGATCAGAAGCTATTTGAGCTATGTATTGTTTATCATTAAATGTATCAGCAATCATACCTTCAAGTGACTTCCAAGTGGCTGCACTTTGTTCATAGTCGCCTGCTTTCCAATATTGTCCCGCCTCGCTAAACAATTTTTTAGCTGTGTTTATATCTTCTGGAGTTCCTACTAGACCTTTAATTTCAAAATTAGCCCATCGTGTACCCAATTCTCCGCCAACTTCATCAAAGATCTGATTCATGTTCAAACGAAGTGCATTAGGGAACATAGTGTCCTTAACAACCTGCGCACCGCCTTTGATCGCATCGCCTAGCAATTCAAAAGTTTTACCTGCAATAAAACCGTAGGCCGCAGTTTTAATACCTTTACCAATAGCTGTTGAAAGTTTTTCACCTTTGAGTAATTCTACAGCGCCTCGCAGTACTTGACCAGCAATTGCGCCACCAACTGGGCCTCCTGCTAATGAAGCGATTGCAGTAAGCACACCTACAATCGCTGCTGTTTTTCCAGGATTTTCTTTAGCCCATATCCCCATTTGAGAAATACCATCTAGTATTTTGCTGTCCGGAAACTTGGTATTAATTTTATTCTTTAATTGATCAAACTTTTGATCAAAGGCTTTAACTGGAGTTGTATCCTGTAGCCATTTACCGATATTATCAACAATCTCGTTGGCTTTTTTACCAACATCGATCCCTTTGCCTAACATGGTTCTATTACCGCCTGCGTCAGTTGCAGATTTTTCTACGGCACCAAATATAGATTTGATTTGATCAGGACTAAGGCTAGCTTCAATTAAAGGCCGTAATTCATGATAAATGCCTTCAACAACAGTACGTTGTTCTTGATCAAGGCCATGACACGATTCTAATAGAATTTTATTAGAATTATTCATATGTTGTTCAAATAATATATTGCTGATTCTCATAAGTATTCAAAGATTAATATGTTATTTATTGTAATTGTGAGCTGAAGCTCACATTCGTTTTCGCTTTCGCTCAACGAATTTTCTTTCTTCTAAACATTGTTGATTATAATAATTGCGAAGCAATTTAAGTATTATGCAGATTGTTCAGTCATACTTAGCCCTTGCGGGCTAAGAAGCATTATGCGAGTTGCACAGTACATACAGCGTTATGGCAATTACAGAGGCGGTCATCCGGTACCTCGAGCCACGTCTTATTAATGACGGCGGATTGCTACACAAACGCAGTCTTGCATAACAACCGTGGGTTTTTCTCCCATCTTTTAGCCTTGATATAATACTTTCTTGTACAGTAAACCGGTTCTGTAGGCATATCCGATCGTGGTCCTGTTAAGGATACTACTGTACAACCCCTCTACCAAGTAGGGAATTCCATTGACTGCGATCCGAGATCCAGCTTTAAGGGCACACTAACAACGCCGGTGCGGGCTTATTTGGCAGTTATTTGCCTAGATTTATTAGCCTTTGAGTATATGTGAGCCATGTACACGGACAGAAATCTGTCCGTTATAATAGTCTTTTGATTCTAAAACTTTGTGATTAAATTGTTCTCTAGCTTCTATGTAAGAGCATTGCGCCTTGGATGTACAGTAAAATAATATGTCTCTACGGAAATTTTCTTTGCCTAATTGTTCCACATCCTTGCTTAATTCAACGTTTGACCCGTAATAATCACGCCAATCGCTGTCTATTTTAGAACGTATCTTCTTTTTCTTCTTGTTGCCGTTTTTGAGTTTTACTGTTTTGTAGCTAGTTTTTGAGAATTTGGCTAGTTTTTTGCCTATGTATTTCCTGCCAGTAATATTATTAGTAATAAGATAAACGAATCCTACGCAAGTTTCGGGTAGCTCTTCTATTAACTGATTTTCATAATACCATGACATTCACTTAGTTATTGTCTTGGGCCTTCCTATCATGCCTTTTCTGGATCTTTTGCGTTCTTCACGCTTTGCCTGTATTTCTACCCTGCGGGTGCTTGCTTCGTTGCGTATTTCACTTAGCCAATATCGTGCCTTAATGCCTGCTTCGTCTGAGCCTTTATATTCAAATCGTTCCTGCCACTTAAAATATTCCTGAAAAGCAGCAATCATTTTGTCGTGGCTTTCTGTAGTCAATCAACAATCTCCACATCTGTTGAATAACTAGTAAATCCGTTTTCTTTGATCACCTTAAGAACATGATTAACACGGCTGGTTAAATCGTCTCTATGTGAAATCAAGAACACATTTTTGTTGCGTTCACGAGTCATCTTCTTAAGAACAGCAATACTACTTTCAACACCACTTGCATCCATACCGCTGTCTACTAGTTCGTCAATGAATAGTAGGTTAATAGCTTGATATAGGTTTTCCCATACATCGCGGAATGCCCATGACATCGATAATATCAATCGATTGCGTTCACCGCGTGACAGATTGTCAAAGTCTAAGTCTTGACCTAACTGGGTAATAATAACAGTAAGGTCGTTCTGAAATTCAACTGTATGTGGAAGTCCAATGCGATCGAGATAATAGGTCAATCTTTGATTCAAATAGGCTAAGTTTTGATCAATGATACGCTTGCGAATAAACGAATCTTTATTAGTCAACAGTTTATGTAAAAATTCTTGGTGTTCTTTAATCCTAACCAATGTGTTTACATTATCAAAATTAATTTCTTGTACCGCTGTGTTGCGTAATTCGTCAATCTGTTCAATGTAGGGATTATTTTCAGCGACCTTTACTTCTAGATCACGTTCTAATCCGCTAAGAGTAT